CTGTATATCCTTTTTCACCAATTTGACCAGCTGAAGTAAAGGTCCAGCTGTTATAACTGCCAAGGCCTTTTCTATAGTCAATTGCCACATAAATGGTATTTCCAGCACCACCGCCACCAATGGCTGTAATTTGGCCTTCTTGCCAATTGAATGCATCGTGAATTGCTCTAATTCGATCGCCTACTATAAATGCGGTAACGTCGTTAACCACGTATGATTTGGGTCCAGTCCCTAGTGGGACCAAACTATTTGATGTTATTCCGTTATATCCAGCCATATGATGTTCCTGTTGTAGTTACGTATTTAGCGTGAATTTCACTGGGCCGGAGCATCAGGAAAATACGCCGGAAGAACTTCTAAATCAAGTGGCACACCATAATTATGGTTTGTGTACATGGGCTGTTCTTCGCTGTCTGCTAATCTTAGTGTCTTAAAGGTAAGTTTGTATAATCTTTGATCTAAAGTGTCTAGTAAAGTTTTATCCAGTGTAAAATATCCCAAACCTTTAACTGGGTCGGTAATTGTCACATTGGTATTGAACTTTGAAACTTCATTCAACGGATCTTGTACGTCTACACGCACTGCATATCCTGTAAGCGGCACTGGTTTATTGTCTTGATTATTGACAATAACCTGTATTGGGTTATCAACACCCTTGTAAACTGTAATTGGTCTTGCGTACACTGTTCTTTTCCTTAGGGTATAGATGGTCGGGTCCAAAATTTGAACCTGGACTAAATTCGGATATAAATATGTTTTAACTACTTGCATTTTACATATTTAGCGTACACACTGTGGAAGAACATAACATCAAACAACTACTTGACCAATACCCCTTTATAACTTATCTAACTTATGGAGGAAATGATTATATCGGCATCATTCAGAATGTTGACAATATCATTACTACGATATATGACTTTAGTGTGCTAAAAACTGAAGAACAAAAGACACGATACTTGGAATTGGGCGATCAGTGGTGGTGGGAAAGCAACCGACTGATCCCAATCAATGTGTTTTTAAAGCAGGACTGGGCTGATTTTAGAGTTTGTTTAAAAACCATGAACAGCAAAGACGTTAAAATCCAGTTTGGACCTTATGTTAGTCTTAAAGAAATTGCTGCCAAGCACAGCAAGCGCCGTTCAATTACCCTGGTTCGCAAGGTTAGTTAACAGATTCATATGCACTACCACTAGGTGTGCATAAGCAACTGAATGTGAGCGTTTAAAGTAATAGCTGCTATCTAGTGGCTTTTCCCACACAGTTTGCCCTACTTCTTTCCATGTCTTTCCGATCAGATGCCGTTTTCCCGGGCGAATCACCGCCAATAGCATGGCCATCCGGGCCACTGTGTTTACTGCTTCGGGCATTTTAATCAGTGTGTCGTAATGATTTCCTATGTGCATTACTTGGCTGCAGAACTCAGGATCATATAACTTATCCCAAGCCGGCTCTGTATTCATAAGTTCTATCAAATGTTCTTCGTCACTCACCTGCTCATATATGCTTACATTAAGAAAATCCAACTTGACGTATCCGCGATCTTCTGCCAGTTTGTGATCTATGCTGGCAGTTCCTGTAAATGGATCTACGGGAATATCAGTTACATATATTCCAGTATTGTGTTTGACCGTTTCGTCTGGTCTCACAATAGTTGCAGGAGTATACTGAATCTTTGCCAAGGCTAGATTGCGATCGCCAAAGTCAATATCAATATCACTACGAAATTTCATGTTCCTACCCATCTTAATGCAAACATTGTAGCATACATTTCGGCATTGTTGTGAAATATAAAACGAGTTTCTTTTTGGTCAGTATCAAAATACCATTCATAATCCAAGCCCACTCTTAATCCATGTGCCTTGATCCAGTGGCTCATTTCTATAGCGTACCCGGTCCTGAGGCTACCCGAATGCTCGTCTTTCCACGGGACACAAATTGTTTTCACAATCCGGCTGCTTTCAAAATATCAACTGCGTCCATTCTATCATGTTTGTGATCACGCAGATATTGATTCCAATAGTCAGGATCAATCCAAGGCATGACCAGTGCCATTTGTCCCGGGTCTAAATTACTTAAAAACTCGCCACCGCTATCGCAACTGAAAATAACCCACGGACTAATCCTGCCAGTGCAAATATGATGACATATACGATTGCTGTTGCCGTATCTAAAATAGTCTGTGAATCCGTTTTTAAGATCCAGATGATCATCTGCATACGCTATCATTTCCTTGATGCCTCGTTCCAAAGCATCCTGATAGTTTTCCTTGCGCAGATACTCACGCAACCACTCATCATAAAATGCATCCTTGCACCAGTAGTCTAATTTTTTATTGTTCTTCAATAACCAATCAATAAAGTATGTGGGATTTACTGCACGTATACCAACCAAATGTCTACCAAACTTTACAAAGGCATTATAGTAAGGACTGCTGGCAAAGTCATTGTACGTTTTGGTCTTGCTACCACCTTGGGTAGTTTCATAAAATCGCAGATATGCTCTAAGTCCAAGTTGCACACCAGTTTCATTTTGCTGTTGAAATCTACGTTTGGGCTCACATACATGCGCTATTAGTGTAGACTCTTTGCTGTATTCTCTACTGCAATGCTTGCACTTATAGTTCTGCTTTGATTCTTTTGTCGGTCCATCCATGTTGTCTTGCCAAATGTTTAAGATCGTCTCTGCTGTTAAGTTCTGAGAGGAGTTTGATGTCATCTGGTTTGCGCTCGGGGTATAGTTCTGTTAAAAATTTTATTGCTTTGTTATCAGTATCGGCTTTTTTAGCACCCAACCAATAGTGTCTTTGTAATCCCATTCCGGGACCAACTGTGGTACACATCAACCATTGCATTTTTTTGTGCTGACTTGTACTAATGTCAAAGAAGTTTTTGTTTACACGTTCATTGGTTGCCATTAGATACCATGCTTGCATATCTGCATTACCGTCGACGCAGGCACTGTACCGTAACATCAAATAGGGGCTAAACTTTTTCTTTTCTTCATCAGTCAAACTGTCGTAGAAACCTTGATCTTTACGATCCAATGCTGCTGTTTCACTTTTGATACTTAGTTTATCACTCATTGCTTAGTATAACACAAGTTAAGTTTGTTGTCTTGATAGCATTGCCCTGAATTCAGCAAAGGCCTTGTTGTACACAGGCTGTTCTGCTGCATGTATTTCATTAATATTAGTCAAGTGCCGAGTACTGGTAGCATACGGGGTATAAAACAATGCATCTGTAATAAGATAGTTAGTTTTCATCCTGGCCAAGCAGGTATCAAATATCCAATTGTCGCCGTAATAAATTGTCAGTCCCAGGGGGATATCTACCCACCAGGACTTGTGAACAAACATTAGACACCCGAACCCATAAGTGTGTTGACCAATCCAGGGCACTACTTTGATTACACCGGTTTCAAATGGTGGCTGATTAAAATCTTGTACCCCGGGACAAATGCCAACCACACCCGATTGTTCGGTTAGGGTATCATCAACATGATAAAACATTTTTAAATCAAATATTACATCATCGTTGAGTATACATACCTTGCTGTTTTTGGCCATTTGAACGCCCTTGTTCCACGCAGGATTTACCCCGGTATTTTCAGGTTCATTTACCATTCGTATCTTGGGATGATGCAATATATCATCTCCCGGAGTTAGTTCGTATTTGTTGTTGATAATTATAATGTCATCAACAAGATCAAATTTGGCAAGATCTTTTAAAAATCCAACAAAGGGAGCAAAGCCCCACATTGTTGGGATTACTATACTAAATTTATTTGTATTCATATCCATATTGTGTATGCGCCCATCGTAGGAAACGCTCTAGTCCTTCTTTGTCTTGGGGGTAACTTTCTGAGTAAATTTTTGCAAGTCGTGTAACAATATCAAACATTTGGGGTTCTGTATACATATTACCACGCTTTCGAAAAATCAACCACCTCGCTAACACGGCTAATTTCCTTAACACAATAAACACACAGGCTTTTTTCTGTGTTTGCTTCTAAAGGAATAGCCAATAGTTGGCCGGGTTTTAGTTTAGGGAAATACCATTTGACATCTTGGTAGATATCAATAATTTCTACTGGGTAAAATTCGGGACGGAAACTGCTCAGTGGATTGAAACAGAATACACTAAAGCCCCTATCGTTAATACTTGTTAAAGGAACAACTTCCAAGTCGCCCATGTCTTTTTCTCCAATCAAGATTTGCCAATCAACTGGCATCTTGATGATATGCTCGCCAATCTTTAGAACCAGTGCCGGACTGTTGAAACTTTCTAGAAAAATTAGTGGAATATAAAAATAGTCCGGATCTTTTGGATCGCTGTTATCAAGTACACAAAAACGCAAGTCCTCCACTTCATCTGGAACTTCGTTCATTTCGTACCCAATATTATTATCTAATGTTAATATTCTCATTGCCACTCTACTTTCTTGATTGTGAACGGGTAGTGAGCCTCGTTATAAAATACTTTTCTTTTTGTCAAGTGACGCTTACTAAATTTGCATGTACTTGTTATGTCCCAAATCTGTACAAAATCTTTGTCGTCTGCTTTTCTAATGCCACGACCGATACTTTGTATAACC